CGGTTTTGAAGTAATCATAAACGTCCAATACCGTTGTACTATTGATAGCTGGCGTAGCAGTTAGCGATACACCAACCGTTATTTCAGCATCTAAAAAACCCTCAAACGCCATTAGTTTCTCCTATCATTATCTGGGCTGATTGAACCGCTAACATTTGATTATTGCCTTTAATCATTTCATCTCTAAACGATGCAATCGCACTGGTTTGTCCACGATTAGTCTGCGACATTTCAACTTGCAACATCGGCATAAACGCAATGGCACAACGCCATTCATCAATCACTTCTTCTGACTGTGGATTCTTGCCTTGAATTTGTGTATACCACGCGCATCGGTACATTTTATTGTCTTTAATTTCTTCGCAAGTTGAACCCAATGGGCAAGTCAGAGTTATTTTCATTATGATTTAGAGCAAATAATAATATCTACATAATGAGGTTCTATGGTTGCTGATGTAATTGAACCAGAAATACTGTGGGTATGTTCTCCACCGCCCCCTGTATCGTCTGTTCCATAAAAATAGTTATCAACATCTTCGCCGCCAGCAGAACCCAACTGACCAACGTAACCAGCTTTAATTCCACCAACCCACGATGCATTGGAATCTCCATAACCATAATGTTTATGTGCCGGTATTTCTGACACACTCAATGTGTGACCAGCAACCGCAACGGTGTTACTGTGTGTATGAGTGAAAGCAGAAGTGAATCCAGTTGAACCACCAGAACCACCACCTGTGCCAGAAACAACGCGCAATGCTTTGTCGTTGTGGGTGGTGACTTGCGTCCATCCTGTTGGCGGCGTTGCTTCATAAAAAACCATCTTTGTGCCACTTACTAAATACACGGCACTATTTAACTGTGCATCGGTCAATGTCACCGCAGAGGTTACGTTAGCAAACGCATCTGTTAGGTTGAAATTAGCCGCATCCAAGTCGCCAATAACCAACCATGATGTATTAGCACCATTGCGAATTTTTAGCTTATTCAAGGTGGTATCTGCCCACCACATATAACTGTAAGTTGCTGATGGTTCTGCTGTGCCTGAGTTCTTTGTGACGATTGCCGATAGCACAGAATTGACATCAGTTCTAACGCCTGACCCTGTTGCATTTGCAATCACATAATCAGTAGCCTGACTCATAGTTAGTATCCTATCGCTTGATAATTAAAGTTAATGTTCTGAGGTGTGCTTGTGCCAGAACCATCGTAAAAGTTCACGGTAAAACCTGTACCTGTCGAACTTGAAATAACAAAGTTTCCATTGTGTGAATTAGCCGTTATGCCGACCGTTGGCGTTGCGTAAAATGGTTCAGCATAAGTAACTGCAATACCTGATGTGGTTGAGTTAATCCCTGTTCCACGCTCAACTCTATCTGGCATATCCACCGTGACTTTTAGATAGGTAATGTCGATATTGAAATCAGCCGTTGTGGATTCAACTAAAACCCGACCCTCGTATGCTCTGGCTTTAAAATCTGCACTGGTTAACTCAATCCACTCAGACCAAGTGGGTGAGCCGGTGGGGTCATCAGTAGTTGTTCTAACTTGTACGGTCGCATCAATCAAATCTGATTGCTCACCATCAAAGTTACGCCATGTGTCGATGAGAGTAGTTCTTGAATCAATGGTGTCGCCAGAGGTATAGGATGATGATTCAAACTCAGCAAATAACCGTGTCGTAAATACTGCGCCTAAATCAAGACTGTTTTGAAACAGATAAGTGCCGGTATTGTTAGCAGATAGCGTTGTTAAACGCATCACACTTCCCACGACTGACAGGTTTGTTTTTGTGCCAGCAAACGTTGTGCTTTCTAATGTCGAAATAGCATTGCTGAATGTATGGATGTTCTTAACCGTTGTGACAGATGCGGCATAACCATTGGAAAAGTTACCTGATGAATCCACCGCTTTAACCATGTAAGTTCCAGCGCGTAATGGCAACACCGCATTTGTAACGCCGCCGCTCATTTTCGCACCAATATCAATGCCGGCATCCCAAGTTGCACTCGATGTTAATGACGAATGACGTACACGAACATAACCTCCATGAATAACATCAATATCAGACACCGCATCCCAGACAAGATAAACCGAACCATCCATTGCGCGGATATTAAAGCCAGTTATGTCGGCTGGTTTTTCAGTTAATCCAACAACGCCGAAAGAATCATAAGTCCAATCTGATGTAGCCCCTGAGTCGTTCATGGTTCTAACGCGCACATCATAAACACCAGCCGCAACGTCATCTATTCTGTATTCTGCTGATTGTGTGACAGACAATGGAATATAAACAGTACCAGCAGACAATTTATATTCAACGTTATACTGCAACGCAAAAGCATCATTATTAACCCATCGCAAAATCAATCGGCTATGAACACCCATGCTGGTTGAGGTGTAATAGAGTTCTTCCGATAGCGTCAAATCGCTCGGTTGTAGCACCACATTAGGGTTATAAAAATTGGTATTGGGTGTTGCATCTGCAAGTGGAATTGTGCCGAAATCGTAAATCGTTTCATCGTATTCCAAAGCAACAATCGACACCTCATCATCGTTGCTTATCGCAATAGCCATGATGCGGAATTTCTTATTAGCCCAACCTGTTGTCGAATGCGTTATATAGACAACATCGCCAACTTCCGCTCGCATCCCCTGAATCGTTGCTGAGAACTGAACCGATATTTGTTGGCGCGACTGATTTAAATTAATAGTCGTTATTTGCCGCGCTGTTACTTCATCGCTGGTGAATGACAGTTGTGCGTCTTGTTGCAACATCAAGCCGTTATCTAATGTGCGTAAATCAGGTGAATCAACAGTGATATAGTCGTCTTGCCAAGACCTGTCTTTGTTGTAAATCTTAGGGTTAATGCGGTTGAACGTATTGGTTTTATCGCCCAGCGAAATTGACCAGTTCCCAACAATATTGTCTTCATCAAAAGTGAATGATGCGGTTTCTGGCTTGTCGATTACTACTTTATATTTACCGCCAGAAAAGATTAAAATGCCGCGACATGATGTCAGCATATTCCTGACAATGGACATAGGTGACTTCTCAACATTGATAACACCATTGAGTGTATACCGTTTCTGACTTGAGCCACCCTTTGTAACCATTTCATCGCAGTAATTAGCCGCGACAATAAAAGATGCGTCATCAATTTGGTTTTCTGGAATGCCGCGACCATAACGTGAGTTAGTCATATAATCGCGCACACACAGAACTGGATTATCACTCCACGCTGTTGTGCTGGTGCGTGGGTCGTAAACTTTTAATCCTTTAATATCTGCGGTGATGGGTGGCAATCCACTTGCCCATGCTTTCCTGTCATATTCCAGACGGAGATACAAATACGCCACGCCAGACAGTTGATGGGCAGTTGTCCAACTCACTAACCTCCCCACCAAAACGGAATCGGCGGCTTGTGCATCAGAACCTAAATGCTTATAAAGTTCAAATTTGCCTGTGTATTGCTCATCAGTAGACAGTTTATCGTGGAAATAAACATTTTCAATACTCTCAATCTCACCCTCCGCAAGCGCAAGAATCTGATGTATAAATTTATTATCAGAGCCGTCAGCTTCAGCGAATACACGCACTACCCCAACTCGTCTATAACCATAAATAACTTTTAACGGTTCTGAACTTGATGCTTTATTTAGTAATAGTCCTCGCCCTGAGTCTGGCGCATCGAAATCCGCAGTTAAAGCAGATGCCAAACTGTAAATCGCCAGACCAGCAACAGCATAAACGGCAACCGCCGCTATACCCAACGCGATGCCTGACGGAACACCGGCGGCAAACAACACTGCGGCAAGAGGGACGATGAGTGCGGGCATCAGTTAAACCTCATCACGGTGTAATCTGCATCTGGCACAGGCAACCCAGACACCAAACCCTTTTCGGGGTCAACTGAAAACATCTTGCCACTGACAAAGACATGGGCAAAAACAAACGATTTATCAAGGTGTAAAACCAAGTCGCCCGTTTGCGGTTGCTCAACCTCTTGCCAGCCTAATTCTTTTAGTTCAGCCATCCATGCAACAAAGCCGCGATAAAATCTCACTGCCCCTTTTTTAGTTTGGTAATTATTCTTGATACGACTGAGGTAATCCGTTCCACAAACACGGTCAACCCATTCAACACATAGGGTATTGCAATCATTTTGCCCCCATTTAAAAGCGGTTAATCCCGTCTTATCTAACAGTTGTATTAAATATATTTCATCGGCGGTTTTCATGAATTACGCCCCCAAGGAATGTCTTTCATCACCTCAGATGCAAATTCAAAACCCAAGTCCCCAGCGAACCAAACCTGTTGTTCAGCATGGTTAGTATGTCTGCCAGAACGTCGCTCAAAATCAACCCAATGGCTTGCGGCTTCAATAGATAATGTACAAGTGCCGTCATCAGGGTTTTCTTGAATCACTGGTTTGTGCATTCGCCCACTGAACATTAAAATCGGGTCAGCAACTAAAGTTAATGCTGAATCCAAAAATCCTTTGTACAAGTTAATGGGTCTATCTAAATATTTCTCGGTTAAGAACAGGGCAATAAAAGTTTTATCCACGCCAGATAATGAACCGGTCAATGTGCCTGTCATTAGTTGTGAAGTTTCCTCAATATCAGAAAACCCTAAATAGTGACCCATTGCTACATAAGTGTTGCCATCGACAGTAATATCTCTATTGAAATCACAGATTCTTGTGTAAGTGCCATCCCATTCAATTTCTAGTAAATTAACAGGGATGCACTGGTCGGCATTTATTTCCGCAAGCGTTGCGCTGTCAATATCTCTATCCATTACAAAATCTCAATCATGAATAGTTCAAACGAGTGCATGGAGTTAACATCAATGCTAGTTTCTTGTTGGTCTTGTGATAACGCCATTTTGAACGATACGCTTTCGCTAATAATAGTGTCATCCGTTGAAACCGCGCTCAGTAACGGTGGTTCAATCGTAAGTGTGGTAAAACCAGAATCCGTTTCACTATCAGCCGTCAGCATATAAACTTTGTTATGCTCTGAGAACTGAATAAAATCACCGGCTTTCAATAATCCACTTTGCAATCCGGTAATGCTGGCAATGGTTGACGCACCAGCACTGGCAACGCCAGACACTAATGTACCAACAAGATTTCCTGATGAACTGGATACACCCTCTGGCACATAATCAAAGGTTGAATACTGCCCTTTTTGCGCGACAACAAATGCCCAGATAGGCGCGAACAATTCGCGTGTCATCGGTGGATAAGTCGCTTCAATCAACCAACGTTGTACGCCACGCTGACGCACTTGGCGTTTCATAGAATGGGTTTCACTGACCATATTCGGTGTAATGGATTTAATGCGAATTGAACGCGGTTTGGGGGATGTTGGAAATGCCATTATGCTGATACTCCGCGTCTGCCTTGCTTGCGATATGCTTGGTCAATCATGCCGATTATGGATTGCTTGTTGTTGACCAGAAAACCCACGCCAGTTTGTGTATCAATCGCGTTTATGTTGAAAGTGACTGCTAATGGTTCACCGCCACCTAATTTATGATTTGGCACTAATTGCCCGTCTGTTTTAGGGATGAATAACTCTCTACCTTGCTCACCCACCATAAATGGTTTGCCACGATTTAAACCACCGCCGGATGCTTTCCCTTTTGCCGCAGTAACATTACCGCCAGATGCACCGCCAGCACCAAACCCAAATACAGAGGATATAGCCTTGAAGATAAGCATCTTAATAATCATCTGCATAATCATGGCGAGAATTGACCTAGCAAAATCACCAAATGACGCTTTACCTGTCATTAATGCTTCGGTTAATTGAACGCTTAAACCATCAGAAAAATTACCAATCATCCCAACCGCCGCCGTATCTAAATCGCCAACCTGTAGCATCATTTTATTCATCTGGGCGTTAAACCCTTGTGCGCTAGTTTCGTCAAACGCAAACTTCATCGGCGCAAGCGTTACCCCTGTATCTTTACCTTTCTTACCAATATCGCTCGATATGGTTGTTAATTCTTTGGTTTTTGCAAGCGCATCATCAAGACCAGCGTTGAGTGGTGTTGTAAATGAAATCACGCCAGCTTTAGCACCAGATAACCATTCTTCAGTAATAGGTACAAATGATTGTATGGTTGGGTTTAATTTCGCGAGGTTGTTATTAATGGACTGTAGAAAATCTGTTGCCGCCTTATCGAGAAACGCAAAACCTTTTGCAACGCTCACATAAAACTCTAATATCCCTAGCCCCATTTGAAAAACCATATCTCTAGCTTTAACAAACACTGATTTAATATTTCCCAGCATTTCGTGAAGCCTTGGGTCTTTCACCATCGCCGCAAACAGTTTGAATTTTTCGGTAACCATAATGATAGCTTTACCGATAGACTCAAATACGCCTGTTTCGGCTAATGCCAGTTTGAACTTAAACCACGCATCTTCCATCATTGACACGTTACCAGCATAGGTTGCCGCCATCGCTTCAGTTGCGCCTTTAATATCTAAAGAACTACCATTAAAAGCATCGCGGATATGTTGCCTTGTTTGGTCTGCGGTGTATTCAACGCCCTCTTGGAAACCAAGCATGGAGCGAACCGCTCGTTCCCTGAATATTTCAGCAGATGCTATGCCTGATGATAATGCG